GGGACGGTCTAGTGACACGTCCCGTTTGTCTCACCGGTGAGACTTTTTGCGACTCGGCGCCGTTCTTCGTGGACTGGTTGACGGTCTCCCAGACGCACCCCGAGGGTGGGCTGCCTGTCGTTTCGGCCGGTGCCGTTTGGGCTTGTGACGAGGCCGGCCAGGTCCGTTGGAAGACCATCAGCCGTGTCCAGCACGAGGGCAGCCATGAGACGTCCGTGAGCGTGCGCTGCGACGGTTTCCGCGTCGAGCTGTCGGGGAACGTCGGTCGGTTCGGTCGGCCAGACAACGTGTTCGGCTTCGGCCTGGCGCATTGCATCCGCCTGGCTAATGAAATCCTGGCGCACTACGGTTTGCCCCCGTTTACCCCTGGTGAGATGTGCTACCGCATTCGAAATGGTGAGTTTGTTCACCATTGGACTGGTGCACGAATTTCCCGTATCGATTTAACTGCCAACTACGAATCTGGCGGTCCTGGAAATGCGTCCGCCGTGCTGGCCTATCTCGCTCAACAGCACAAGAGCAAACAGCGCGGGCGCAGTATTCCTCAGGGCGAAACCGTTTCATGGGGTGGCGGTAAGCGCCAATACTGGAAAGCCTATAACAAGTTTCTAGAGTTGATGGCCCACAAATGCACCGACCAGGCGGTCATCGACTATTGCAAAACCGTTGGCCTGGTCAGACTCGAAGGCACGATCCGAAGCAACGCCCTCACGGATCTGAAGTGCGCGTACCTGGGCGACTACGTGACGGGGTGGGCTATGCCGCAACTCATTCGTCTTTTCGATGATGCCGCGCAAATCATGCACCGCGCGGAAAAAACTACCGATGACCTGGACGAACTGCCCAAGCAGTTGCGCGCTACTGCGCGTGACTATCTTGCAGGCATGGACGTTCGTAACACCATGAGCCGGGCGAGTTTTTATCGCCATCGCCTCAAGCTCTTGCCGTATGGCATCGACCTGGCGGTTACCAATATCACCCCCTTCAAACCCCGCGTGCAGGTTATTCAGCTGAAGCCTGCCGTCAAACCGGACTGGTATCAGCTGGCTGCATAAAGGATTTTCATAATGCGTTCCATTCTTCGCGCCGAGGTTGTCGGCTTCAAACGCTTCAAGGGCACGGTGGACGGTAAGTCCATCGACAGCGGCAAGCTGTTCGTTCTCACCAGGCTGAACGGCAGCCGCAACTCTGCCGATTCGCACGCTGCCGGCACCTGTACCGAGGAAATCTCCTTGCCGAACGGCGAGTTCTGCAAGGTGCTGGAGATCGATCAGCGCATCAGCCGGGGCGAGATCGTCACGGTGGAGCTTGAGCTTGAGCGCGTCAGCAACGGCCGCGAGTCCAAGGAAATCGTTCTGGGTGCCAAGCTGATCCCCGCTGAGAAGGCGCTGAAGGCCGCCTAAGGCGCTTCGCCAAGTACCTGGCCCATGTACTGCGTCACGTTCTCTGCCGGCGTCATCACGACGGCCCAGCGAGTCACATCAGCTGCCGAATGTCCTGGCTCCGAGGCCGGGGCCGTCGGCAATCCGGCCAACGGCGCTGTGTTGCTTGCTGACCCGCAGGACCTCGCCGCGAATCCGCTGTATCTGGCGCCTGATGACGCGCTAGCCGTTGCTGGGGCTGTCGCTTCGCTTTGGGTGTTGGCCTGGGCCGTGCGCCAGGTCCGCCGCGCTCTCGATTGAACTGCCAGGCGCCGACACCGATAAGCGCCTGGTGCCATCAACCCTCGGTAGGAGTGTTCTCATGAACAAGCAACTCAAGCGCGGCCTCGTCGCCGCAGGCGCCCTGGTGGCTTCGGCTGCTTCGCACGCTGCCGCCGTCACCGTCGACACGACCCCGATCACCGACGCGGGCGCCGCCATCGCGTCCGTTGGCGTGGCCGTGTTCGGCATCGCCGTGGGCATCAAGCTCTACAAGTGGATTCGCCGCGCTCTGTAAGGCGCCGCGCATCGGGAGGGGACGCCCTCCTTTCAATGCGGCTCCCGTGGCCGCATCGCAAGGGGTGAGCTGATGGGCTTTTTTATCGTTGTCGGTGTGCTGGGGGCGCTGTGGATATTGCTTCGCGACTGATCGCCGTTCTGTTGTTGCTGCTGTCGTCGCCGGCGTTTGCGCTCGATGCCATCCAGCCCCAGATGACGCAGACCTTCACGCTTACCTGCGGCGGCCTGAACCTAAGCGGCAGTTCACCGGGTGCCGTGCTTTCCGACTGCGCGACGCGCCGCAGCGGGAGTGGTACTCAGTACACGGGTGGGTGCAGTCGTACCGTCAACACGACCTACAACTATTCGTTCGTCGAGTACATCCCCGTCTCTGGCACGCCTACGGGCTTCAAGTACCGAGCCGGCCTCAAGGTCACCTACAGCACGCCGCCCGGCTGCAGCACGCTCCCGGATCAAACCATTGATTACGGCGTGTCGCCTGACGGCGGCGCGCAGCCTCCGAAGCTCGGTTGCCCTGGAAGCTCTGTAGGCCCGTCAGGCGGCCAGTGCAGCTGCCCCATGGGCTACAAGCCCAACACGCTCAAGACCGACTGCGAGCAATACACGTGCCCTCCCTCGGGCGGCTATTCGGCCATCACTCAGCCCGACCAAAAGGTGGCGAACGCTGGCGATGGCCTTTGCGCTGGTGGCTGTGGCTTGCAGCCCTCCAGTTGGAAGGTCGGCGCTGACGGCCAGATTTGGGCTACATGGCCGTTCAAGAGCACTGGCCGCTTCTGCTCGGGCACTCCAAACCCGCAAAACCCGGCCGTGGACACGGGCGAGAAAAACACCAGCAACCCTGCCCCGGTGCCGTGTGGTCAGAACCAATGCCCTGGCACGGTCAATGGCGCCACCGTCTGCGTGCCGTGCGCGAAGCAACAGACCGATGGTCCGTCGCAAACCGCAAGCTCGCCCACCGGGTCTGGTGATCAGACTACGAGCACCTCCACCAGTTGCAACGGCATCAGCTGCACCACGACCACGACGACGAAGGACGCGCAGGGCAACGTCATCGGGAGCATCGAGAAAAACCAAGATCAACCCTCGTTCTGCCAAGAGAACCCGCAGTCCTCCTTGTGTAAGCAATCGTCCTTCGGCGGTGCCTGCGCTGCGACTGCGTGCGAGGGCGATGCCATCCAGTGCGCCATTGCTCAAGAGGCGTTCAAGCGCAACTGCCAGTGGTTCGATGAAGCTGCGTTGAACCCGCTTAAGCAGAAGGGCGACACGGCCATGAACGACCAGGCGCAGCCCGCTGATCACCCCTATGCGCAGGCCACGCAAGCGTCGGTGAGTTTTGACAGCGTCATCGATCAGACAGACCGCCTAGCCGGGGGCTGTCCTAGTGACGAGTCCGTGCCGTTCATGGGCAAGTCGCTCACGCTGCCCTTTAGCAAGCTCTGTCAGCCGCTCGGCTGGCTCGGAAACCTTCTCGTTGGGCTCACCATGCTGGCGTGCCTGTTCATCGTCTTTCGCACGTAAGGGGCACGCATGCCGTTGTTTATCGCTGCGCTCATTGGCGCGCTTGTCAGCGCTCTCGGGACCATCGTCGGGCGCGTCCTCGTCTCGCTCGGTATCGGCTACGTGGTGTTCTCTGGCGTCGATTTCTCGATCACGTTCGCCCGCGATGTGCTGATCGCGCGGATTTCAGCGTCGGCGGCTCAAACCATCGCCGTAGCCTCTACGCTCAAGATTGGGGTGTGCGTCTCGATGCTCACAAGCGCGCTCGCCACGCGGCTGACGATCTCTGGCCTCACGGGCGGCACCCTCCGCAAGATGGTGCTCAAGTAAATGGCCATCACCCTGATCACTGGCCTGCCGGGGCACGGCAAAACGCTGTACACGCTCGCCCGCTGGAAGCCTGAGGCGGAGAAAGAAGGCCGCCCGGTTTTTCACAACAACATCCCTGGCCTCGCGATTCCCGCCTGGCGCCCCTGGGACGTTGAAAAGTGGCAAGACCTGCCACCGGGCGCCATCCTGATCGTCGACGAAGCGCAGTTCGCCTTTCCTGTCACGGGTCGCGGCCAAACCCCTGACTGGGTGCAGAAGCTCGCCACTCACCGGCACCTCGGCCTAGATATCGTGGTCATCACGCAAGACCCGATGCTTCTGGACAACTTTGTCCGTCGTCTCGTTGACCGGCACTTCCACGTGGTGCGCAAGTTCGGCACGAAGTTCGCCACCGTCTACGAGTACGTCAACGGGGTCAAGCAGGACGTTGCCAAGAGCCGCGGCACTGACGCTATCCGCCACGAGTGGCGCTACCCCAAAGAGGTGTTCGATTGGTACAAGTCCAGCGAGCTGCACACCGTCAAGTCGCGCGTGCCGTTTCGGTTCTGGCTCATGCTTGCCATGCCGTTGGTGTTCATCGCTGCCACCTATGTCGCCTACCTCAAGCTCAGTCCGGCTAAGCGCGCTGAGGCTGCTCGACAGGCCGAAACGCAACAGCCGCAGCGACTCAGCCAAGCAGGTGAGGGCGCGCAGCTGGGCAACGGCGCCGCGCGCGGCCAGGCTACGCCTGTTGACTACGTTGCTGCGTACACCCCTCGGTTGCCTGGCCTACCGCACACCGCGCCTGCTTACGACGGCGTTACTGCGCCTCAGCAGGCCCCATATCCGGCTGCCTGCATCGCTAGCGCTAAGCGCTGCCAGTGCTACACGCAACAGGGCACGCGCATGGACATGACCGACCAGCTTTGCCGCAAGCTATCTGATGGCGGTTTTTTCGTTGCCTGGACCGCTGCCGGTGACCGTGTCCAGCAGGCTCAGGAACCGCGCCAGGCGGCCTCTGAGCCGGCGCGGCAAGGGGTGGGGCAGTCTGCTGGCACCTTCGGCCCTTCCGCGCCGATCTTCACCGCCCAGTCGCCGCCCGTCGATGAGGACGCCGGCAGTTTGCCTCGTCGCGTGCGACGCGTGGCTCAGCCTCAGTAGTGCCGTTCCTCGCTCGCCTCGTTAGCTGACCAGGTCACAAGTTGGCAGGGGTTCGGGGCGGGCCTTACGCCCCGTCTAGACCACGCCGCCGGCATGTGAGGATGGTTCGCCGCGTCATGCAGCCGACCCACCAAGCCAGCGGTTATCGCGCCATCAAGACGGATCAGCCTTTGCAGTCGCGCCACTTCGGCCTTGAGCGCAGCGTTGTAGGCCAGTGCGTCTCTCGTGAGCCTGGCGGCTTCACAATCCCAATGGCTGTGGCCTTCGCGAGACAACCACCACAATGCGAGTAGGGCCATTCGGGGTGCTTTTTTCGCTTTCCATCGCCACACCGTGCGTTCGGATACCCCGAGAGCACGGGCCAGTTTGGGCATGTCGGCCGTCGTCACGGCCAGGTCATCAAGGAGGGTTTGCAGGTCTGGGACTGACCTAGGGAGCCGATTCAACATGGCTTCTTCATCGGCATCGATGTCCCATAAAAAAGGCCCGCAGCGCGGGCCTTAGTTCCGTTCAAAAGCGAAGTTAGCAGCCGATAGAGCCGCGCCTTCATGGCACGCCTTCTAGCGACAATGTGCATTATGTAAAGTGACAGATGCGCAGCTCGACGCGCTTGAGGTCAGCCACAGAGGCGGCCCCGCTGCTGGGCTGACCCGCCTGGTGGCCGTGTCACGGCCAGCATCAGCCGGCTCGCACATCGGCGGCATGCGCAAAAACGCCAAGCGGTCGGCGTTCAAGCCAACGCTTTCTCGTCCTCCAGGGCCTCGTCCTCCAGGGCCTCCAGGGTGTCAGGATGGAACAGCACGCCCACGTGGCCAGCGCCTGGTACTGAGATGCAGCGCACCCAGTCAGACGCCGTCGCCAGACGCCGCGAATGCCGCATCGGCGCGATGAAGTCGCCGGGGTCTTGCACGATGGTGGTCGGCACGGTCAGCCGGCTGGCCAGGGTCTCGATGGCCATGTAGGGAAAGTCCATCGGTGACGGGCCGTGCAGGGCCTGCATCGCCAGCTGAAGGTCCGGCCGATGGCGGGTGCTCAGGCCATGAAGCTTGAGCCACGCGTCGACCAACTCGGGCGTGTCGATGAATGGCGCCAGCAGCAGCAGCCGTCCCGCCTCGACGCCGAGCTTCGTGCAGGCCATCAACCACGCGCCAGCGCCGAGCGAATGGCCCACGCCGAGATCAATGCGAATACCCTGCTTCGCCAGGTGCTGGGTGACGTCGCGCACGACCTCGGCGAACCGCGGCAGGCCGGAGACCGTGCCCTGGCTTTCGCCGTGTGCTGCGTGGTCCATCGCATGCACGGTGTACCCCAGGGCCAGCAGCCGCTCGATGACCAGCGCATAGCTCAGGGCGTAGCTCTCCCAGCCGTGGCTCAGCAGTGCATGGCGCGCAGGCCTGGCTTTGCTTCTGGGCGGCGTCCATCGGTAGAGCTGGATGCGTTCTTCACCGTCCCGCGCTGGCGTGCTCAGGTGTGCGGTGCGCATGCGGTCGAACAACGAGGCCATGCGCTGTTGCAAGTCGCCCTGCCCGGCCAACTGCGATGCCCAGTCCGGGGCAAACCTTTCAAGATCCGCCATCAAGCCCGGCACGCTGACCTGGTTCTCGCGTCGCGTGGGCGTCATGAACCGCTGTGCCAGGAGCGCGGGCTGACTCGCGGCGGGGGTCAGCGCCACCTGCACACGAAAGCGCGCGATGCCCGCGACGGCGCGTGCCGCGCCAGGCAATGAAGGCTTCAGGAGTTCGAGCATGGGGCCACGAGATGGTTCAATTGAGAACCAAGTGTGCCTCAACTCCGCCCATTCGGTTCAGAATAGAACCATTCCCGACTCGCTCGCTCAGCCATTGGCATGGTTCTGCGCTCCCGGCAATCGATCCGCCCTTCCCGCTCACCCTCCTTCCCTCGCCACATGCCCAACCGCACGCCCACGAGCGATGAAATCGACGCTTGGCATGGTGTCGTCCGCAGCTATCACCGCGTCGAAGTCGCCTTGCAAGCCCGCCTCTCTGATCTGTCGCTCAACGTGACGACGCACGAGGTCCTTCAGCATTTGCTTCGCACGCCGGGCCTGAGCCAGCAGCAACTGGCCGCGCGAGTCTTCACCGTC